TCCAATAGTATGAACAATGAATGAAACTCTTATTACTTAGGAAGATACCTGTATGTCCCCCTGACCCATTAGACTGACCAGGAGTACCAGCAACAAAAATATCTCCACGCTTCACTTCTGATCGACTGATTTTTTTCAGTTTAGTACCTGACATTGCAAACAATGTTTCAGTGTTCCCCATGGACCCGATAGGTAGAAAACCACCTGCGATCATGGCCAAGAATACTGCAGAAGAACAGTCGTAGCTTTTAGGACCCAAACGACTTGTCATTGAATAGGTTACCTTGCCTTCGCGGTCGGTCATCCATTTGATCATTTGTTCAATGCTCATTTTTATCTTCCTTCCTATAAAAGAAAAGAGCAGCCGCTAGGCTACTCCTTCTTTTCTGTGAACTCTTGGCCATCACCGTAATCTGGTTTTTGATCATTGCTACCTAAATTTAAAAGTTGTACAAATAATTGGTGCATCCCTGTGGATGCAATCCCGCTAACCGCCCCATAAACAATCGCTTCCACAGTTAATCCATTGATGATTGCTCCTAGAATCGCTCCTAAGACAATAACAATCAATGGAATATAGCCATTGGCCACTGCTGCAAATACGGGCGTTGACTTGATCAAATATCCCACTACTAAACACGCTACGACAATCACTGGTACTAAATACTCCTGCAAGAAATTCAAATCCATTTTTATTTCCCTCTTTCTTTCCATAAAGATTTTAATTGTTCTCCATGCTCAACTAATTTTTCACTATGCTTATCTAATCGTTCATCCTGACGCTTTAATTCGTCATGAATCGCAACTCGATCAGACTTACTGGCTTCTAAATCACGATTTAACAAATCCAGACTATGAGTCATCTTTGTTAGATTCTCAGTGATTTTTGTGAAATTTGACATTACTGGTCTAATAACAAATGCCATCAAACCAACAATTGTCATAATCCAGCCCGCCCAAGTTGCTAATTCCCCTACGTTTAACATATGCCACCTACTTCCCTAAAATAAAAGGAACAAGCCTAAGCCTGCCCTCCTAATTTTTCTAGTTGATCCATTAATTCATCATATACATCCGCATCAACACCGCCAAAAGCAACATCGCTTTCATCTAACCCAGAAATAAGGAATTCAAGGAAAGGCTCGAATTCGGTCAAATCGATCACCACTGTTTCGTTGTCCAATTCCTTGCGTTCTTTGGCATACTCTTCTTGATTGGCACCATCTAACAAAATAGGTTGATCAGAATCATCTAGCTTGGCATTCCCGTTTTCTTGCACTTCATAATAAGTGGCAATCAACCCTTTCTGGCTTTCCGTCCATTCTTCGATTTTCTCATTTGCTAATCGGCGAAACTTGGAGATGGCACGAGCCTTTCGACCTTTTGATGTAACTACCGCTAAAATTTGAGCATATTTGTGCAGCTTGCTATTGGTTGTTGTAAATGTTGTTTTCATCTGAATCCTCCTATTTATAAATACTTATTTTTCTGATGCTAATTTCGCTAATTTTTCTTTTGCTTTATTTGATACCTCAGAAAGGTCTAGCTCTTCCGGTGTAAATGTTAGTGACGCATTAATTGCACCATCATTATTACCGCTACTGTTATCTACTTGAATAGAGTAGTATAGCACCTCGTCGTTTTGATCATACGTAACATTAATATTCGTAAATCTAAAAGCCATTGTTTTTCCCTCCTTATCCGATATAGTAACTTATCCCAGAAATTGAACAGTACGTTTGACCTGTAGTTTCAGGATTATAAAAGAAATTGCCCGCCCCAGATATTGCTAAGCGACCTCCCGCATTTTGATTTGATGCGCCATAACCAAACTCTGTTTTGTCTGGTCTAATTGCAACCGGAATTCCTCCAGCTCCAAAAGGTTGCTGATTACCTGATGGAATCGTTCCACTGGTTGGAGCGAATTGTCCTCTAAACCTTATTAAATATGAGCCATCTAGTTGAGGAAACATTCGATACTGACACGGATTATTTTCCGCTGTTGTCCATCCAGAGGCATAAGGCAGGTTTACCCAACTTGTTGAATTCAATGCAGAAGCCGGAAGATAGCCCCCTACTCCACTCTCGACCATATATAGCTTTCCTTGCCCTAATCGTGTAGTTCTTGCAGGAGCAGTCGATCCCGCTTTATAACTATCTTCAAAACCGAGCTGGCGATCAACCTTAGTGGTCCATGACGATCCGTCGCTTCCCGTTCTTGAGATAACGACATTTCCATCTTTCATCGTCGTAGTGCCTGTGTAAGTTACTCCTGATTCCGTATAAGTAAATGCATTAATAAACTCGGACCCATTAATGACGACACCCGTAATAGTTCCTGCGTCTACCTCTCCTAATTTTGATGTGAGAGCTGAAAGCTTTTCTACATTTAATTTATCCGTGGTAATACTGGATGCTGCAATTCTCGCTGCAGCAAGATAACCTGTGTTGATTTTTGCTGCATCTAGACTGGCTATCTTGGCATTATTGACGGCCAAGTCAGCAATTTTTGCTGTAGTAACTGCTAGATTTCCAATTTTCCCTTCAGTCACAGCGAGGTTCGCTATTTTACCGTTAGAAACTGCTAGGTCAGCTATGTGAGCTGTTTTTATGATGGCATCTGAAATATTCGATTTTCCTGTCAGATAAATATTCTCAGAAGAAATAGTAACTATCTGGTTTTGCATATCAATCTGAGTTACGCCGCCATCAGTTGAAGTTAGCTTGAAATTCATCTGGTCTGACAGCTGGGTAATTTGAGATATGGTCGCCATATCTTCAGGAGCAGGCGCCCAGTCAGTTGGCATTGTCCCTTCAATAAGCATAGGTGAATTTATCCAAAGGCTACCAGCACTAAATATCCTTCCTAAAAGAATCTCTTTACTTGCACTCGCACCTTGTTGAGTCCATGTTATCCAATATCTCTTCCATGAAGTCGTGGCAGCTAAAACATTATTGCCATCCGATCCAGTGCCGTTTTTACCATCACTATTCACGACACTTGTAGTTGTACCAGTTCCGTAAAAGTAATTGTTGAAATTAATGTTGCGATCTGCTTTAGCCCAGAAAGTAACAGTGAACTTTCCATCTCTTGGTATAGATGCTGTTTTTTGACGAAAAGTATCTACATAATTACTAGAAAAGGTACCTTTCAAAGTAGCATTTCCATTATAGGAATTATTAGCGTCAAGGCTTCCAGATAATCTATCTGCTAAAGTAGCAGTTTTAGTAAGCAAATTTCTGGTAGCAGTGCTTAGGTTGTTGATATCAGATTGGATATTAGTAACTGTTGTGGTTAGCCCATTTGCCGTTGCTTCAACTTGTGTAGCTTTAGTTAAAGCAGTATTTGCAGTTGTCTCAATGCTTGAAATAGTTGTTTTCAAACCATTCGCTGTTGTCTCAACTTGAGTTGCTTTAGTAAGTGCTGAATCAGCTGTTGTTTTTGTTGTTGCAATTAATTGGGTGTGACCATCTACAGTGCTTGAAACAGTATTGACTTTGCTTAACGCACTATTTGCAGTAGTTTCTACGCTAGTTAGAGTCTGTGTAACTCCGTCAACAGTAGTCTCCAATACATTTGCTTTATTCAATGCACTGTCCGCAGTGGTTGTCACTGTTGCTAAAGTTTGCTTTTGGCCATCAACTGTGACGACTAATTCATTCAGTTTTTTAGTGGTACTTGTTGATGTCGTCTCAATATCTGTCATACGCCCAGTTAGACCAGTAACTGAGGTTTCTAGCGTTGCTGTTCTTCCTTCCACAGCGGCTGCTTTCTCATAAGCTTCGTTAGCCTTACTACTGATAGCTGTAACTGTTCCATTGATAGTAGCTACATCAGAAACAAGCCCATTTACATCAATCTGGATCGCATCTGCTTTTGCTTTAGCTGTTTGAGCATCTAAACTAGCTTGCGTAGCTAAGTTTGCAGCATTTTCTCCTGCTAGCTTCGCCTCACTTGCTGCCGATTGAGCTGCTTCACCTGCAGCTTGTGCATCTTTCCCAGCCTTTTCAGCTGCCTCTGCTTTTTCGATAGCAGCTGCTACCTCTGTTTTTGTATCTTCCAAATCTTGATAAAAGTCCGGATCTAAGACTTCAACAGATAACCGTTCTGGTTTCCACTCGCCATCTTTGTATATCATGGCTACTGGTGGACTTTTAGACGTATCTGTCCATCGTTGACCCTCGACAGGATTAGCAGGTGCAGTTACCATTTCTTCGCTATCTAGGTAGTTGGTAATCTGCTTGCTAACCTCAATAATTGCCATAAAGATTCCCCCTTTCTAGTAGTCAAAGCTGCGGTCGCTACCTGCTCCGTACCGCACGATATCTACATGCTTTTTCTTTGTGTCCAAAACAAAAACGTCCCACAAGTCTTCTTCTAGTTCTCCTAAAGGCCGATCTCTTTGATCTTTCTTTGGGCGACTGACAGAACAACTTGTTGAAACGTTTGTAATCCCATATTTAGTTGTGATTCGATCTGTGTGATGATGTCCATGAGCAAGAAAAGCAATGTTTTTTGGCGTGTCGAATGTAATTGAAATATCACTAGCGAAATCAGCGTTCCCTGTGTATTTGCGTGTAAAACTTGATCCTTCTTTTGCCGCCTTTAAAATACCTTCTACAGATTCCCAGTTATAAGGATAATAGGCACTATTCGTTGCGTACCATTGCCCCCATTGATGATGCTGAAAACAGACTGCAGTGTAATCATCAGGCATACTTTTAAGATTTTCCGCAAACCATTTCAGTTGTGCTTGTCGATAACCAGCAACATTAATCGTCAAGTATTTCACTAACCCATCCGTGTCAAAAACATATGGAATATCATTTGTGTTTAGTAAAAACACACGCACTTTTTTATCCGGAATGTCATAATAAAAATACATATTTTTATCATTAGGATTTTCATTGATTGCCCATATAGTTGAAGGTCGTGTGATGATTTCATACATTTCACTTGGCTTAATTGTGTAGCTCATGTTTCCGTGCCATGACTTACTAGTAGGATCGCTGGCCATATAGTTTTGATTGACTTTATTTCTAGCAGTAGTTCCTCGACCTTGCCGACCATCTCCCCACGAGTTATCATCATGATTCCCTTTCGCTAAGAAAAATGGGCAGCTTGCCAATCCAAACAGACTAACAACCTTCTTCATATTTGAGACGTTTGTGTCTTTAGTAGTACCACCATCAACAAAGTCGCCGCCTCCGACAATACAGTCTAAAGGAATCATATGAGACAATTCTGCAACATTTTTGATATGATTTTCCGTACGTCCATAATTCTCAAGATCCTCTTGAATGAAGGTATCTGTAGCATAATGGGTATCTGTGATAAAAGGAATCGTGACAGTATTTTCATTTTGTAGTCGCATGATCTTGCTCGCTGTTTTCTTCAGTCCGTTCCAGAAATATATGGCTTGGACAAATTTATTTTCCGCATACATGACCTGGCATGAGATTTGGTTATCACGCCTTACATCATCTAAGTGAACAGATACTTTGTTACCAGCATCCTTATTGGCTTCTATCCACTCTGTTTTCAGGTTCCCGTCTTTGTCGGTCAGCTTCCAATAAAACTGGTAGTTTTCCAGATTGGCGGTAATGTCGGCATTGCCTTTATAGACCTTTACCTCGAAGTTTCTCAAGTTACCATCTTCTGTTGCAATCATTTCGGTTGTGATCGTGTCATCGGCTTTTTGGTTGATTTGGTTCTGCAGCTGCCGCAACTTAGCGCTGATTGCACTTTGTAATTCGATCACATTCCCTATGACAAGCCCATTATTCGATGGATTTGTCCGACTGATGTCTTTCTGGAGGATCCTAGCGCTAATTCTCAGTGCTGGGTTGTACTCTTCATCGATAATCGTCACACGATCGCCCACCATGAAGTCCGTATTGCTAAAAATGGCTTCAACAGTATACGTAGCCTCTGGCTGATTAACTTTCTTTAATTCAGCTAAACCTTCTGCAAACATTTGAGACGGATCGTCTGATTGCGATTGGTAGTTGCCATATACCCAACCAGAATCGCGAGTATCAGTCGTATGGCCTCTACCCCATAAGGCATTGGCTTCACGGTCGTAGATAATTGATTCGCCTATACGGGTGAAGTAGTTTCCGTCGTTGTAGACCAAATTGTTAAAATTGCTTCCACCTGTTACGATCAAAGCAGTTTTCAGATTGTTGGTATTCACATGCTTCGTAGCCACCATTAAATCGGTACCTGCACGCAGAACAACTTCTGTATCCACGCCGATCCTGTAAACAATGTTAATGAGTTTAGAAATCACAGCGAGATTTTGAAATTTGACTGTAAAGTACATCTCACAACCATACTCGCTACAAATTTTTTGTAATCTAGCAAGTGTTGTTTCATTATTTGAAAAGTCTATTTTCCGTTTTAACCCTTGAACTTCATTTAAACCAATCTCCCAACCACTATCGTATATTTCTCGGTTCACGTAGTATTCAATTGGTTGAGAGAATGAGGATGCAAAAGTATTAGGAGATTCATTGATTAACTGCATTCCTAAATCCTCATAATGACAAACTCGTTCGTATCTATTTGAGTCTTTGACATCGGTTAATTCAAGGCAGATGTTATTCCCATTTTCATCCTGAAAAGCGATATAAGTACCCGCTTGAATATAAGCAGCGTCTGGATGAACTTTGCTGATCGTAACATCCAATATATTTAGTAGTGTTGAATTTGAAATCCCAAAAGAATGTTTGTCCTCATTCATGATCACAGATTCTTTCGATTCGCTATTTATAACACAAATTGATTCATACTGACGGTTTAAAATATGGTAGATCATAGATACAACTCCTCAATAGTAGCGGTGACGACTGGTGATTGATCCCCCTCATAAGAAAAAAAGATCTCGTTATATCCAACCTCTGCTTGTATATAGTCGGTACCTATCACCGAGAAGCCGTTTGCAACTATGCCATTCAATAGTAGTCTTCCCGACTCTTCTATAATAAGTTGATCACCTGCATTAAAAGTTTTGGGTATTAAGCTATTGTTGCGTGTTGCATATCGTGTAACCCTTAAATGAGTAATTGACTGATACATAGGTTGTTTGTCTCGCCAATTCAGCATTGCCATATCGATTCTTGCAGGCATTAACATTGCAACTTCTTCATTGGTCCAATTATGAGTAGCTTTCCACGATTCTGTAAAACCACCTTTTGGATTACTGACTAATCTTGCTAAGTAAAAATCGAAGTTGTTACCAACTTTTTTTATTCGAATCATTCCGAAAAAGCCCCCTCCATTATTCAATACGGATGAGGGTAACGTACCTGTTTTTATTTCAGCTTCCCCAGCATAAAATTTGTATTCAACCCTGTATTTGGAATCAGTGTTATCTTTCATTTCGAATCCACAAACAAAATTATTATCTTCATCAACAAAATTTATCTCGATAATACCTTGTTTCTTGGCCTTGTCTTTCGTGGCACCGTTCGGCTTGAAATTGAAGCGTACATACACCTCGCCATCTGAAAAAGGATCAAAAAACCTAGTTAATGTCGGACCATGCCAGAAAGCATCATCTTTTCCAGATGGTCCATAAGAATCAACAGTAATAGCATCGGTTTCATATTTCAACGATCCTTGAATTTTTGAAGAGTTTTCTCCAGAATCATTACGCCAGCGAATTTTACCAACGTTCCTTGAATACTGTCCGCTAGTGGATGATTTCATTGGATCATCGAACAAAACTGTGTTTGATAAGTCTTCATCAATGTCTTCAGTACCTGAGTGGCCAAATTCCATGATCTTGTCTTCTGTAACCAGACCGAATGACTCGCAGTCACTAGGAAAATCAACAACCCACCTAATCGGTGTCTTATATGACCCTTGATTATTAATAGTCACTAACCCATCTGACATAGTATAAATCTTTGGATTAATAGCATGGGCCACACCGTCAGGAATTAACCATTCAATAGTACCCTTACCCAAAAAATTAATTTCATCTAGGTTTACGTAATTGTTTGGAATGGCCAAGTAATACTTGTCAGGTTCATCACTAAAGATTAATTTTTGCGGTGTTAAACTGCTTAGAGCAGCCGCAAGTTCTCG